TAACCAAGAAATATAAAATTTTCCTTTTGGATTTGGCATAAATAATACACGACTATCTCGGACACTATCTTCCCATATAAAATTTCCTTTAGTAATTATATTACTATAATTTATATCTTCATTCCAATCTATTTGTTCATAGATTCTAGTTAAATTAAATAAAGACTCTTTAGTTTCGTCTCTAAACGCATGCTTTTCTGTACGCGGGAATTGACGATAAAATTCATTTAAACCATCAGCATCATCTTTTAATCCTTCTACTTCATTTTGCCAGTAGTCAATAACCCCAATTTTAATTCTTCCGCCATGCGGTCCAAAACTAGGTGCCTTGGGGGTTTCGAATACAGGTAATCCATAAGAATCGATGTATCCTTCGTAGTTCCATTCCATAGGTATGAACAAAGAATAGAGTCCTGAACGAGTTTGTCCGTTGGCGTTTCTTTTTGTAATATCTGAATCATTATATAATTTTTTAAAGTTATCACCTCCTTTATCTAAAGCATTGCTAGTAGAGCCCATCATGCATTTACCAATAATTCTACTACCAAGTCTTAATGTAGTTTTTGTAACTCGCCAATTATTTAAAATATTAGTTGGCCTTTCCCATTTACCAGATTCATCATGTACTAATAATTGTAATTTTTCACCATCATAACTATTATCACCAGTATTTTTCCAGTCAATAGTTGTATCAAGACCTTCTAATTCTTCTTCTTTAATACCTAATTCTATCTTTCTTCTAGTAAATTTAGAAGCTGGCACTCTATATGCTAGTTCTGTTTTAGGTCGATCCATACCATCTTGAATCGGTTTAAAAAAGAATGGATAGTTAACTGATATAGGAACAACCTTATCAGTAAACATCTTTTTAGCATCAGGTCCAGTTTTAGATAATATACCATATCTTGAATCACTTGCTAGGGTAGCTAAATTAACTACCTCCCCCGAGGCCATAAAAGAAAATCCTGATCTACGATTTTTAAGGTAACAGATTCCGTAACACCTAGTATCTGCTTTACAAGCTTCCCAGAATATAAAGAATAATCTATTTGCTTCCCTAAAGTCTGGTGCCCCAACATCAATTTTACTCCATTGCAAATATGTATAATGAGTACCAGTAAGATAAGTATTAATATTTTTATTTTTAAACCAAAATCCCTCATCTCTCCTTTTAAACTCTTCATCTATATAAGGATGCCATTTTTCTTTAAATTCTTTAGGATAGTCTTTCCAATCAAATACTGTCTTTATTCTTTGTAATTCTTTAGGATATATATGTTTCTCCCACGAATTACTTTCAAATTTAATAATAGTTTTAGGCATTTTTGGTAAGGCAATTTTAAGATTTTGTATTTCATATACATCTCCTATTTCACCTGTCTTGCTAATAACTATAACATCATGGTCTTCATTATATCCATATTCCCATTTTTTATAACGATTTAATCTTTTTATAACTTTGGGTTTAATATGGCTATCTAATATTTTATATAAAGTTTGTTTATACATTATTTAGACCTCCCTTCTGCAAAACCTTTAAAAGGTTTTTCTTTCTTTACTTCTTTAGGTTTATTTTCTAATATATCTTTTTCTTCATTAATTCTATTTAGAATTTCAAAAGCATCAAATATAGCTAATTTTTTAGTGGCTGCAGCGTTTTTTAATCTGTCTGCGGAAATATCTTCGTCTGAATCTACAATTGGTTCTTTAGCAACTTTGATTAATTCTTCAACTGC